GTCGCTGATAAAGGCTGCAAGTCTGGATAAAGCGACTTGAGAGCCTCAAAGAGCTCAACCTCGCGGAAGTAGATTAGTTATCTTCCTCGCCATCTTCCCAACCAATTTTCTTTATTGGGTCATCGGCAGGCACTATCCAATCAGGATAGGAGCTACGATCCATAGCAAAAGCAAGTGAAGTTCCTTCATCCATACCAGCTCTGCGACAAGCCTTATAAACTTCATTCGCTGCAATAGCCCAGAAATCAAGCTTTGTTAGCGGTGTTTCCTTAGTAGTCCTTCGTCTCTTAGGACGCTTGACTGGCTTCTTACTTACGCGCTTTCGCGTTGCCATTTCTGACCCCTCTCGCTAGGGCCAATTCTAGCTGAGACTCCATTTTATCAAGGCGCGACACTATTGGAATATTCTCCAATTTAATTATGTAGCGAAGGCCAGCAATTAGTAGGGCAATTGATCCCAAGACTGACGCAACTAGGGTTGCTAATTCAGCTGCAACCATTACCGGACTTTGCCGTATCGCTCGTAGTTAGGATTAAGCCAGTTAATTATGCTAGGCAAGACTGACACTAGAGCGGCATTTGCAATCGCATTGAGGTCGAATCCCACCGCTAGGTAGGTCGCTAGTGCTGTCGCTAGGAATGTCTTTGCCCAGCTTTCGGCCATCTTTTTTAGATCGCTCATTCTTGTCTCCTTCTAGGTCAAAGTAGCTGCTGTCTTTGTCTCCCAAAGTTGTAAAGCTAATATGAAAATGAGAACGATGAGGATTGGGGCCTGAGTATTTACGCCGCTTCCAACCGAGTATCGGACTCATTATCTTGCCATCAAAGATAATGTATTTAATTCTTTTATCGCCGTTCTTTGCTAACTTACGAATCTTCTCAACCAGCGCATAAGCTTCTTCTTTATGTGCCGATAGGTCAGAATCAATATCTATAGCTCTAACGATTCCATCTTTTGGTATATGGTCAGAAGTGCCTTTAGAGAGGTGACGAGCATCAGCAATCCAGCCATCAGAATTACGATCCCTATCAGGATAATCGTCATCAATCTGCTCCCGTAACTGAACACCCGCTGCACATAGTTTGGCCATTAGGAAAGTAAAAGCTTTGCCTCATCCTGAGTAATTCCCAATCTATCAAGCAGGGCTGCCTTATCAGCAAGAAGTTTAGCTTTTGCCTTGGCTTCTGCTGTTACTGTTGCTTGGTCTATTTCCCATTGGGCATATTCTTCATCGTTCATTTCTCGGTCAATAAATTGGTCATCGCCTGTATAAATCCTGATTTCTGGTTTTGTCATTTTAACTTACTCCGTAAATGTAGGCGGTTCCTGTGACTGTTCCACTTAATACGCCAAGCGTTAAAGTAGTAATTGCTGCGCTTTGGTCGTAAATACCATTAATATAAAATGCTTTTCTATTGCCTTCTAAAGCATAAAAATTAGCGGTCACAAAAGTTTGGTCTGTATCTGCGTAACGATTTACTGTAAATGTGCCTGTGCATTTGCCTAAAGCGGTTGAATCTGTTCCAATATCACACAATCTAATTTCAGTTGTTCCTGCTGTATTACCACTACCTGCAACTGTGCTTGCTGCTACAACTGAAACCTTGTTTGCGACATAATTGCTGCCGCTATCACTATTAAATCTTAAAAAGAAATCGGTATTAGTTGATCCGACTGCATTTTTTACAATGACATATAGGTTTTTATATGTGCCAGCAATAGATGAACTTGTTGTTGATGCGCCTGAAATTGATAAAGTTTGAATCAAGGTCATACCACCAGCGGTAGGAGTAATAAAACTAAAATCTAAATCTGTATTTGAAGCTTTGCTTAATACCTGTCCAGTTGTTCCACCCTTAAGATCAACAAATGAGGTGTCTATTGATGAGCCCAGCGTTCTTATTGCGAGCGCGCCATCCTTGACTAAGTCAGTATCGTCTGGGGTGTCCCATCCAAAGTTAGTTGTTGTTGCCATTTAACTTATAACTCCTATCGCGTCTTGCCATTCTAGCGTATTAAGAACACTATTCCAGCTTTCCGCTGCATTGACTTGAGCCCATTGTTGGGCAAAGGCCGAGAACTCTGTTGGGGTAGCTAAGAAGGTGACTGAGAGGCCAGAGACGGAAGCGTTGAAAGTCCAGCCCTCAATAAAGCCAGTAAATTCCCCACCTAGGATATTAAGGGGCAGGTTGGTAATTCTCACTGGCTGACCCATAAAGATATTGAGCAAGGCATCTCGGTCTGCGTTATCAATCTCGGGGGACTGCAGCGCGAAGGTAATCGATTGGAAGGTGTTTCTAGGCCAAGCGCGAAGCTGAATGAGGCGATCTGCTACATCCTCGACATCCGCAGCATTTTTCAAATAGCTATTGAATTGCTCGGCAAATAACCCGTATTCGGCTTGAGAGTCTAAATCTTGAGCCGTATAGGAGCTATTGAAATTGTTGCCATAGTCCATAATTATTTTATTGCTTAAATCGCCTTGACGCTGGATTATGCCAATGCCAGAAGCGATGGCGTGAGAAGCGTCTAAGTCTGTGTAGCCGTTGGCTATTAAATAATCTTGGCGATGGCTGGCATCCGCGTAGTTAATATTGCCATTAGCATCTTCATACATATAACCAAGGGCCGAGCTAGCAATATCATTAATTATTGGGTAAATGATGCTATCGGTAATCTGACGGCTAACCATCGTATATTCGCCAGCATCAATTTCGCCAAGGCCAACATTTCCAGCATCAGACCAAATCTCAGTAGCAGGTTGGTAGGTTGCCCAAGTCTCGGCTGGTGGCAATTCATTCCAACTAGCGAGAAGTAAATCATCTAGCAAGTCTGTAATTTGAGCGCCGTCTAAACCTTGAGCTAAATTGCCATCAAATATTGCTCTTTGTGTTTTAGCCAATGCTCCAATTGCGGTAATTCGTAGGCTAGTGATTACTGCGCTAGATCCTGCGCTACGGACGATTTGCCTTAAATCTGAAACCCGACCGCCAAAAATGGCTACATAAGCGCCAGTCGTATCTTTGATTTCAATAGTTACTGAAGTGTTAATAGTAAAATCATAATTAGTTGCATCAGTATTTATCACTTCTAGCGAACAATAACCTGCTGGAGTAGGTGAATTAATATCTTGACGGCCAGAGGTAATAGTTAGATTGCTTAAAGTAACCGAGGTTAATTCGCTGCCATTGACCAGAATCTTCCAATCGGGAGTCCAAAGGGTCATAGAATTTGTGCCGAAGTCCTAAAATCGCCAGCGCCAGTAGTTCCGCGATTAGTAGAGTTATTAAGTGCCAAAATAACTGCTCGACTAAAACCTTCTTCATCAATTACCGATGGGGCATTTACATTAATTACTACATTGCCGCGCTGATTGGCTGCAACTGTTCCAGCAACATTAAATCCAGATGGAATGGCATTACCGCTTGGATTCAAGCCAGATGGGAAACTAGGCATTGTGCCTGTAACAATTGGAGCAATTATCTTACCGCCGCCAATACTGCCGCCAGTAGAAGCAGCAGCGCCACCGCCAATAATTGGAGTCCCAGCGGTAAAGCCTGATGGAAGGCTAGATATTGGAACTGTATTGCTTCCTGTTGATAAAGCTGCGTTAGCTTGATTATCAAATAATTTTGTAGCAGCAATAATTGCTGCAACTAATGCTGCGCCTGTGGCTAAGCCAGCAAGTGGGTTCATAGCAAATCTCGAGGCAATGGCAGCCATTACTGCGCTATTTCGCAAAGCAGTATAAGCGCCAATTAGTAAGTTGATAAGCACAATAGTTGCCTGAACTCCAGCTGCTATTTTAGATGCTACAAAAACTGTTGCTAAAACCCCAGCAACTACCATTAGCTCATCTTTAAGATCAATAACTGTGTCAATAAATCCTCTAACCTTTTTACCCCACTCAATAGCTGTTTCTTGGCTATCTGTTAAAGCTTTATCTAGGCTATCTTTACCGGTAAGTCCAGCAATAAAAGCTTCTAGGGCTGGAATAAAGTTATCTAATATCCAAGCCGTAAGTTCTTGAACGACTGGAAGCAATGCAGCGCCGATAGATTCTTTAGCTTCATCAAGGGCAATCTTAACTCGCTCTAATTGCTTGGCTGTTGTCTCTGATTCCTTCTCGGCAAAGTTTCCAAATGTGCCAGTCAGCTGCTGGAAGATTGCATCAAAGTCTTTGCTCTTTATAATATCTGCATCAAGGCCAAGGCCAAGCTTGCCAAGGGCGGTAGTGTTGCCATCATAGGCTCTACCTAAAGCGTTAGATATTGTCTCCAATGGCTTGCCAGTTGCAGCACTTAAATCTAGTGCTAAATTTAGCAACTTCTGAGCTTCTTCTACATCTTGCGTTGATCTAACTAAGCGAGTGAAGGCAGGGCGCAAGCCATCGTCAGCAACGCCAATAGCAATAGAAGTCTGCTTTATGTATTTCTCTACACCCTCAATTTGTTTAGCCGTTGCCCCAGTAGTTGCTTCTATAGTTGCAGCTAGGCGCTTTTGTGCCGTCTCATCTTCGGCAGCTGCTTTGACTGCACTAACTGCAAATGCACCGATAGCTGCTCCAGCAACTGCAAAGGCAGCAGCAGCTTTTACGCCAAATTCTTTCGCTCTCTCGCCAATTGAATCAATGTCTTTAGATCCATTTGCTAACTTCTTTTGAAAGT